ACGACGCTCTTCCGATCTTACAAAAATGCTTGACCACAACATTTAGAGATAGCTGTTACCTCTGCCAATCCTGCCTTACAAGCCTTAGCCACGCCATTAGCGTAGGAGCTGGTGTAGTGGAGGCATCCTGTAAAGTTTACTCTATCTCCCACCTTATACTCCTCTACAGTAGGAGTAACTGGAGTAACAGGTGTAGAGGGCTTAGTATCTTCCTTTGTAGCCTTGCTGGAGTACTTAGGAGCCACAAAACCACGGATATACTTACCGTTTACCTTAAGGTTTCTGTATCCTACCGCATTACTCATATTACCCTCAATAACCTTAATAGTAGAGCCAGAAACGGATACAACAAGCCCAATGTGATCCGCACTACCCTTATTATCTCCTGCTCCGCTGTCCTGCCAATCATACAATACAAGATCCCCAGCATTAGGTACATAGGCATCATTTTCTACCCAGATACCCATTTTCTTAGCAAGCTCAATATACGGATTACATCCACACTCTACAGGGATAATATCCGTGAGGCTTGCCTTAATAGCTACTGCGGATACAAAGGTAGCACACCAAGCATCCGTATAAGTTACCTTGTATCCTCTGGCTAAAGGCTTGTGAGCATTATAGGTATCAATGATCTTTTTGTGGGATCCGTTACTCTCCTTACATCCATACCACGCCTCCGCAATGCTTACAACCTTTTCTCTAAGTGCTTTCTCTGTCATAATAAATTCCTCCTTTTTAACCACATGAAAAGGGAGAGCCCACTAAAGAGCTCTCCCCGCCTGCGCTTACTTATTTCTTAATAGTTTTTACCTGCTCTATGAGCTGGATTACTTTATCGTAGCCCACCATAGCTCCAATCCATATAGCAACCGCCATAAGTACCATGCAAATAATATTAGGCGGAGTAAATGGAATACCTAAAAAGATATAGGCTACTGCGGTACCTGCAATCCCCACAATGATAGAGATAACAAGTACTACTACATTAGAGGAGTACTTGATCTTTTTTCCCTCACAGAATTTCTTTACAGCCTCCGTAAGGAAAGATACAGCTACCGCCATAAATGCTAACAATGTTAAAAACAATGAAATACTCATAGTGTGTACCTCCTTAATAATTCTGGATCTCTATCTCACTCTGGATAGCCTCCTCTAGGGCTCCATCCAGCTTACTATCCATCATCTGATCTATCTTGTTTATTTCCTCTAATATGAGGTTATAATCTTCCTCTGGTAGCCTGTCCTTAAGCCTTATCTCCAGCCTCAAACGGAGTAGCACAAATCGGATCTTAGCCTTAGATAGATTTTCGATTTTAGCCTTATTGAGATAGAATACAATGGAGGCTCCAAAGATACCTCCAGTAGTTACTATAATCTGCGTAGCGTAACTGGATATATCGTACCCCTCTCTCATATCCGATCTCACTAAGAAAAGTGAGAGGATAAAAAGGGCTCCTGTCAATATAACCAGCTTTTTACTAAACTCTGTTTTACGCTTAACAGAGTTTAGAGATATTCTGGATCCCCTCCTCTGGGTTTTACCCTGTGCCATGTTATCACGCTCCTCTACTTAAGCCCAAGCTGTACAGCAAGGTATCCTAAGATAATGGTTACAAGTCCTGCTACAATGAGCCACTTAAACTTATCCCACTTATCTCCATCCTTACTCTCCAGCTTGTTAAGCCTTGCAATGGTTTCATTAAGATCCTCACGCATGCCCTATAGGAGCTATACCACTCCCTGTACCCTTCGGAGAGGGATCCATCTGCTCCTGTACGCTCTTTACAAGAGTGGAGGTAGCTCTGTTAAACTCACTATCAATAATGATTAGCTTAACTGTGCCTCCTCCGTTCCATACAGGTATTACAATACATCCACCAACTCCATCCAGAGCCTTAGTCTTTTCTTTGTAATCCTGCTTATTTCCTCCAAAAGGGTTACTATCAAAGGAGTTAAAATATCTCTCTTTTAGGCTCTCTATTTTCTCCTCATCTTCCGCTGGGATAAGTAACTCTACCAGAGATCCCTCCAGATCCTTATCAATGTACTCTATGGAGCTAAGCTCTCCAAAACTCTTATTACCGATCTCTCCAGCGGTTTCACATTCCATCTGATAGAAAAAGGATCCATCCGCCTCCTCAATAAACTCCTTAGCGGAGTAATTGAGCTCATCATGGCTAAATCTGGATCCTATCGGTATGCTCATATTAAATTTTCCTTTTAAGATAGCCTGTGTAGCCTCATAAGGAGTAATACCACGCTCTCTACAGCGGTACACTACATAATCCCTTATATCCGCTGTATCCACATAGCCATTTTTAATAATGCTATCCAGCAAGATATAAATGTTTTCGTGTTCCATTGATACAGGAGCTATAGCGTTCATTACAAGGGATCCCTCACGCTTATCCACATCGGTAGCTACCCTTTCTAGGGATCTATCTAATATGTTTTCGTATGTCTGATCCTCATACATCCATTTCCACCTCCTTACTTCCTACATCTGTTACCATCCTAAATTTTATATGGAGTACATCTTTGATCTGGGATACCTCCAGATCCTCAATACCTGTAATATGCTCATTTTCAAATAAGCACTCCTCCATGTATCTCCTGCACTCACTTCTTAGGTATTCCTTACTATAGGAGTTTCCGATAAGATCATAAACCTCATCTCCGTACCCCCAGCTATAGATTACCCATCGGTATCTCTTAGCCTTAAGAGCTAAATAAGCCCATACACAAAGAGCATCAACACCCTCTACGATCTTTCCAGTAAGCCTACCGCTCTTAAAGTCCAATCCATACTCACGGATAGAGGAGGCTGTTACCTCCGTACTAGCTAAGGAGATCTCCTCATCCGTAGCAAAAGGAAATAAACTCATTTATGCCTCCACCACCTTTGCAAGTATTACAAATTTATTAGTATCCTGTAATTTTTGCACCGCTACCAGATCTCCCTTTTTAAGCCCATCGGTAAAAGTGATCTCTTTCTGTGTGCTGGTTTTTGTATCTGGATCATGGTAGGCACCGTTATCATCCGTATATCCAAACCCATCACTCTGGGTAGTATCCACGGTTACTCCAGATACATACGGTACCTTAATTTTTCTGGTGTACCCTGCTACCAGATAATCCGCTATATAGAGATCCTCTGCATTAAGCACCAGATCATCTATTTTTACGCTGTTTGTACTCTGCATAACGCCTAGCTGGAGGGTAGTAGGATTATCTTTAGCACCTTGCGATCTCATCATGCCTAACATCTCTGCAAAATAATGATCGCTATTCATACTGCTACTATTTTCATTACTAGCCATGCTATTTTATCTCCTTTCTACCCTTATCTAAGATTTTCCAGCCCTTAGAGCTACCTCCATTTGAGGAGTAATAATTAAAGGCATCGGAGTAACTGCTAAATCCTCCTTTTTCCGTTCTCCAGTAGCTATTAACCACCTCAAACGGAGGATTACTCTTAGATCCGTATGTAGGAGTATAGCTATCTGTACTGCTACTACTTCCAGATCCTCCAGAGGAGCTATCCTTATCCTCACTATTAGAGCTGTTATTTTGTTTCTCATCCATTAGCTGTTTAAGCGTTACTGTTAAGCTCATGGTAGCTACACCGTTATTCCAAGTATGAGTATCACTATCAATCCATACCAAACCGCTAAGCCCTGTAGAGCTATCTCTTACTACCGCTCCTGCACCTGTCACAGCCCCATTAAAATTTACACAGTTAAGTGTAAAGGTTTTCTCTACACCCACAAACATACTCTTAGCTGTGGTAGTAGGATCCTTACCCTCCTCCTTTGTGTAAACTTGCTGGAAAATACCATACTTTTTAACATCTGCATGTAGCACCCTCCTTTTTCTTGATACCTAACATAATCACAACAAGCTCCTATTTTTAGAGTAAAAGAAAAAGAGGAGGCACTTACCTCCTCTCCGCCTAATATACTAAGGCTTTTCCAGCATCATCTTTTGCTAAGGTATCTTTCTCTGGATTAAACTGTACTGATACAGCATCCCTAGAGTGCCGATCTTTTAACTTATACAGATCTTTCCACCCTTTATCTATGCTCTGATCTACAATTCTCATAGCCAGCTCTTTATTATTACTAGAGAGATCTCTAAGAGTGGTAGCAAACTTAACCACAGTAGATACTCTGGGGCTATATCCGTGTTTTGCCTTTATACTCTTAATAAATTTCTCTAAGGCATCTCTGATCTCACAATTAACAGGATCACTAAAAACCTCTCCATAATTCTTGTAAGCTGGTACTGGAGCTTGCTCCTCTACCGTAGGTAGAGTTTTATTTGTTTTTTTACCTGTGTTTATATCTGGTATTGCTCCTGCATTTTCGTTACTTGCATTTCCCAAATTTGTTTCTTCCATTTCACAATTTTGTAAAATGCAATACCCCTTTTTTGTAATCGCATACCAGAGAGTACGATCAAAGCTAGCCTTATTATAATTTCCAGTAATAATATATCCCTCATGCGGTAGAGATTATGCTCTCTAAGGATTTACCATTAACCTCCATACCGTAACCGCTATCACTTACTACAGCGTTTAGAAACTCCAGCTTAAGCATTGTGCTTTACCTCCTTTTTGATTGATACTTAACCTAATCACAGGAAAAGTAAAAATTTAGAGGCTCCTCAAAATTTAGGATAAAAAAAATGAGGAGCCATTACAGCTCCTCATTATGTAGGATTATTATTTCTTTCTCTCTTTCACGGATTTACTGGAGTATTCCTTAATTATCTTTACATTATCCTCATCCCAGTATCTATAATCATTTTCATCCCTAATAGAGGCTGGGATCCTGCCAGCATCTTCCCAGAGGCGGATAGTTTGAGTAGAAACTCCGCATAGAGTAGCTACCTCTTTCCTGCTATATACCCTTTTTCCTGTATCTGCATCTATTGTAATAACTCTCATTTTAACAATTCCTCCATATTGAGTATTATACTATATAACCCCTCAAAGTTTCAATAACTTATTGAGGATAGTTTTTACATCCGCCTTAGTTCCCTTACCATCTACTACACGATCAAAGAGATCTTTATTTTCTATGAGATACTCCTCTACTCCCTCATCTACAGATCCTTTAGCCACTAAGGATATAATATTTACCGTACCAGCGGTACCTATTCTGTGAGCCCTATCCTCCGCCTGCGCATTATCTCCGCTATTCCATGTTTTATCAATGAAAAATCGTTCACTATATCGTCCGGCGTATCGCCAAGGAAAAAGCGAATCATCTGATATGCCGCCTTGGCTTCGATCGCCGTATTAGGTTTTGATGGATCACTCACAAAATAATTATACTTCTCTTTTAGCTGTTCCGTATGCCTTTCGAGCAAAATATTTTTATTTTCATGAGCTACCGAATACAAGTTCATCCATAATGTAATAAGATTTTTAAAAAGGTTTACATTATTCTCAGTGAGTGCTATCTTTTCATATTCTTTATAGTAATCATAATAGAGATCTGCATCAGAATACCACCAATAAATCGTCCATGCAGCATCATAAAAAGCATCGGCAATGTCTACAATCATGCCATATTCTTTTGCAATTCTATTATTACGTTCAATTAATCCCAGTATCTGTTGCTTTGAAAATTCTAATTCTCTGGCTAAAATAAGGTTTCTTCTTGAAAGCGCAACAATTTCTACGTTTTTCATGTTATCACTTAATAATTTATTTTCATTTTGCTCAAATTCCTGCTTGCGTTTATAATCTCTTTCTCCAATTTGTATTTCATCAGCAAAACTATCAGAAAACCCAAAACATTTTATAGTTATTTCAACATTTTTTGTATTTTTAAGGGCTTTATCAAGTAACCAAGTACGATCAAGAATACGAACATCTAAATTGTAAAGCTTTCGCAGTTCATCTTCTGTATCAGCTCTCTTTTTGTCGGAAATATATTGATTAGACATGAAAAATGCTTTTGTATAGCTGCGTTTTACATCCTGATTTACCTTTGCAATTTTTTCAATGTCAGACTTAACCTTTGGTTTCCAATCTTTCTTAGCGCTAATTGCAAAAGCCCAGCGTTCTGTCGCTGCCTTATTTCCATTACCATAATACCAAAAGGTTGAGATTTTCTCTGCCACTGGATATGTTTCGCTATCAACCTTACTATCACCGCCTCCCGTTGGTCCTGTCTGTGGTAATAAATTGGGGCAAATCTCCACTTCTGCTATACGCCTACAAAAATTTTCAAACTCTTTATCTAAACTTTTACTGGTTAATGTTTCAAAATAGAAATCCAAAAAATCACGATCCAACTTACCCTTCTTAATAGTTTTTGAATCAGAAAATTGTTCTGGATGCATTTTCTTATAAACTTCTTTCTGATGACACATCGTATCCTCCATTTATCAAAAATCATTCACCCCCGCCTAACAGAGAAACATCTTTAAAATAGCTGTCTGAAATGTTTTTGCAAACCCCAGTGAAAATTCCTGCGGGTTATCACATTTTCATGCGATGGAATTTATCACAACGATATCACTCCAAACTTCCATTATTATAAATTATATCAAAGTCCTTCAGTCATTGAAAGTCAAAAAACGCCCTGCCATAGCAGAGCGCCTTCATCCTTTCCATATTATATCGCCCGGAACATTTTCTGTGAAACTGTCCCTTCTCCGTTTATCTTTTCCATTTCCTTCCTGGCGTTCTCCAATTCTTCCACCCGCTTCAACTCATCCACGGCATCCTCCAGGCCCAGATGGGTATAGGTGTTCAGCGTTACTCCGATATCGCTATGCCCCATCAGATACTGGAGTGTCTTTGGATTCATACCTGACTTCGCCATATTGCTGCAGTAAGTATGGCGGCAGACATGCGGGGTGATATTCGGCATCTGAACCCGGTAAATGTCGTTGTATCGTTTTACCATATGGTTAAATCGATGCTCCCAATGCATCGCCACCAACGGAAGGCCCTCTTTATCCGTAAACAAAAATCCTGTGTATCCGTCCACCACTCTCTCATACCTTGGTGCTTCCCGGTCCTCGATGATGGCCTGGAAACACCGGAATACATCTTCGGACATAGGCAGCTTTCTGGTTCCTGCATTGGTTTTCGTTGATTCGATAACCAGCCGCATATCGGAAGTTCTCTGTAACTGGTGGTCAATGTTGATGATTCGCTTCTTCATATCCAGATCCTTCAATGTCAGTCCACATAATTCCGAGATACGCATTCCTGTATGAAAAAGGATATAAACTACTTCGTAATACTTGCAGTATACATTATCGTCATGGACGAATTTCAAGAACTGTCGCATCTGTTTTCTGGTAATCGCCTCCCTGGTCACGCTGTCGTTGACTACCACCGTGGCAAGTTCAAAGCCAAATGGGTTTTTGCGGAGGACATCATCATCCACCGCCATCTGAAAAGCGGGCCGAAGCACACCCCGAACCGTCTTGATCGTGCTGTACCTTCTGCCATCTTGCTGAAGTTTGATCAAGAACAGCTTTGCATCCGAAGTCTTGACCTGGGAAATCTTCTTCCCATTAAATGGCTCCTTTTTCATAAGGTTCTTCACAAATTTGTAATTCGCCAGGGTATTCGGCTTTACCCCGGTTTTCGTTGACAGATACCTTTCTACCAGTTCCTCCACTGTCATGTTTTTTCCTGTGGGATCAGATAAAGAATCCAAATCATAGCCGATCTGCTTTTCCAGTTCCCGAAGGGATAGGCAGGGCTTTTTCCCTGCTGGAAGTTTGTCCGTTGGTTCTAACCGCCAACTGTATACAAAATGCGGAGTCCCATTCACATGGTACTTGAACTGGTATTTCCCATCAGCCCGAATGGATTCTCCCCGCCGGAGAACCCGGTGCTTGGAGTCACGCCTCCTGCCTGCCATCAGCTTCCCCTCCTAGTATAATAATGATATAGCCACAAGAGCTATATAGTTAATAAGTTACAAAGTCATATCTAATGAATAACCGAAGGAAGAATCCCTTTTCCATCAGAGGTTATAAGTAAATTTTTATCATGTCTGAGGTTTCCTTA